CTTGAGCATCAACTCTACTGACATATAAGAAAACTGGAATGGTATAAGTATCTGCACCACGAGCCATTGTTGAATCGTACTCAATATTATCTACAACTCCAACAACTGCTGTTGGTGGTTCAATAGAATCTGGTACAAAAGCAAATACAGATAGTGTAGATATATTTCCTAAGTTAGTTGCTATGCCAGACCTTATTGAAGATAAACTTGCCATTATGTTTTCCTACCTTTTTTAAACTGTCGTTCTATTTGTTTGCCTGCTACTGATAATAGTACCTTCCGCTCTGGAGCGGAATCTCTGTAACCCATTTTTAAGAATGGAACTATTGGTGTTCCTTTTTCTGCAATTGAATTAGCAACTTGGTAAGGATTCATGCCATGTCTCTTTGACCAACCAGTAAGAGCTTTAACTGGCGGGAAGTGTGGTCTTGTTCTATTAAAAGGTTCAGACATTTTAAATTTCTTATTTGGATTTCCATGAACGAATGATGCATGCTTTGCAGTTGCATATATCTTTACTTGATTAGGAATCCTTCCAGTATTTTTAATTCTTGTGTATTTAATACTTCTTCTTAGAGCTCCAGTATCAACTGGTGCATGTTCTTTTGATTTTTCTTTTATAATTTTTCCAGAAGCATTGAAGTAATTCCTAAGCGGAGTCATTAACAAATTGTTTGCTTTTAATCTTTTTCTTAGATTTTCAGCTCCAGTGATTTTAAAAGTAATCTCAGATGAAGCCATTAGAGTCTGTTCTTTATATAACCCTTTATGAGTTCTTTAGCATCTGGGTCAAACTTATTAAAGAGCTCTATCTGCCCAGTTTGTTCGTTACCAAGAATATTGAATGGAGCATCTTTCCTTTTGAATAATCGAAGTGCTTGAATAAGTGTTGCTTGTTTGATTGCTTCTGGTACATAAGAGAAACCAAACTTAGCTGTAATTTCTACATGCTTGAGTATTGTAGGGTCAAATCTCTCAGAACTTCTTGTATCAAGAATCCTAAGAGAAGTATATGGCTCATAGTAAATAGTAGAAGATACCTTAGCTACTATATCTGGATTGACTGGTTCTAAAAAGAAATCAGTATTAAGTGTTAATGTTTTCTCGTAAGTACCATCATCATTGTCATCTAATTTAACAACGAGACCAGTAGTAACTGATATATCATCAACATCTAAATACAATGCATTGACTGGAGTGTAAAACCTAGTTTGAACAGTTTCATCTTGATAGAAGTGTCTTCCACAAATTGCATCAATCTGTCTTGAAGCTCCATTGATAGCGTTATCAATGTTATCATCTTGACCACTGCCACTCAAACCAATGTATGCTTTTAAGTCAGTCTTATCGACATACTGAGTATGAGCCACTTAAAACCTACTTAGCTTTATTTTCTTTAGGTGCTTTAGCTTTTGTTGCTACGATATTCCAGCTCTTGTATTCAGCATCTGATACTTCTTGACCTTTTTTACCCATGAGCTTACCTTTAGCCCAACCTTTAGGAAGTCCGCCAGAAGTTTCAACGCATTCGCCAGCATCATTACACCATACATCTTTTTTTAATATCATTTTTTCCTCTCCGACTTGAGAGCCACCATACGAATGATGGCTCATCAAAGTCATATTCTAATCTCTTAGAAGTTTGTAATTGTACAGAAAGCAGTTGCACGATAGATTGGGAAGCCCATTCTAACTGTTGCTTTCATAACCATTATGTCTTTTGTGAAGTTTGCATCATGTGAATCAGACATTGCAATTTCCATACCTTGTCTTGCGACAATATGACATGCTTGTCCGCCACCGAACACACCTACAATAGCTGTTCCAGCTGGTCTTGTTGTGTCAGCAATTACTGGTAATCCCCAAAGAGTATTACCGACTGCTCCACCAAAGTTTCCAGCACCTACGAACAATGGGTTCAATGAACCGCTTGTTGTAACTGCATTGACTTCGGTAACAACTTGATACCAGTCAGATGGGTGCATAATGATTGCATCTGGTGTTAAGAAGCTATCTTTTTGAATTTCTGTGATTGCTTCATATATTTGACCAATTCTTTTTAAGTTTCCACTGTAAGAAGAATAGTCGAATGTGTTAATACCAGATTTGTTCAATATACCAGTCAAGTTAGGTGCTACACCAGAACCAGCAAGTAGTTGGTCTGTTACAGCAAGTCTAACCATTGTTTGTAATCTTGAATCAAGATATCCTTGTACTGCTGATACATCAGCTAGTAACTCTTCAGTAACTGGTAAGAATGAACCAATTTTTCTAATGTTCTCTGTGTTCTCAGTGAATGCTAATGCATTTTCTCCGAGTGCTGAACCTTCAGCAGTTGCTCCAGAGTTGTTAGTAAATGTGGTTTCTTCTAAATACTTGTATTGATATTGGTCAGTATTAATGACATCAATCAAATCCAAGATATTTTGTGGTTCTCTTGTAGCAGTCGGAACTACTAAATCAGACCTTGTTACTGCTGGTGGATAACCTGTCTCAGAAAGAGTTGTTTTAAACTCATACTTTGGATTCCACTTTAATTCAGAAGCTACACCCTTTTGTCCGCTTTCCATAAAAGATTTGTAAGCAGAAGATTCAGTGAGTTGTTCTCCGATTGTTCTTCGAGCTTCTTTAGCTTCAACAGCTTCAGATTGAATGTTTACTGGGTCAACAGCATTACCTGCTTCGACATCAGCTTCCATTGCTTTACGCTCGTTCTCAATCTTTGTGGCTTCTTTGACCTTAGCGACCAATTCTGCCATTTTCTCATTTCTCTTAGCCCACTCTTCTTTTTTCTCAGAATCGAAATCAGTTGAATCAAATCCTTTGAATTCGTTTAGAGTGTTTTCTCTGAGTTCGTGGAGTTCTTTTTTAAGCTCGTTTAAGTTGCTCATTATAAGTATCTCCTATATTTCTGGGTCATAGCTCTCGGCTAAAACCCTATTTGTTTCCAACAATAATGTCGTTGCATCAAGTGATTCTTCTTCATCTTTGAGTTCTTCTGGAGCACCAACATCTAAATAAGTATTTAAATCTTGATATGCTTCTTGAAGAGCATCTTGTAGATTAATCAGAATATTCGTTGAATTATCCGACAATGTTTTTTCTTTTTTGAGTCTCAAAGCTGTTAGCTCTTTGAATCTCGTAAGAAGAGCAGACAAATTAGTTAGTAACTCATCTGACTCATCTGCTAATGTCAAACCAGACTTCTCATCTGATTTTTCTTTAACACCTACTGTATATGTATTTTGATTTGCTCCTACTAGCACTGGGCTTACTTCCCAGACTTTTAATTCTTTTAAGTAACGAGCATTCTGTGATTTACCATCTTTTTGAAATGAACCATTTTCTGAATCTAATACTTCATATCCAAAAGACCATTGTTGTAAATCTCCCATAGCTTTGACTGTTGCATAAGCGTCTCTGCCTTCTTGGGTGTCCATAATAAATTGACCTTTAAATGTAGCTTTGTCTCCATCAGATACTATCTCGCCACGACCTATTGGTTTTTTCCAGTCGTGAGCCCAGACCATTGCTACACCATTTTCTCCATAACCAGATTTTATTGAGTTAGGAAGAACTACATCTCCATCAGAATCTATTTCATTGAATACAGAAAAAACTGCTTCAACTTTACCTTCTACTTCATTAACTGTTTTTAAGTCTATAGTCTTAGACTCAAATTTTTCTCTATCCATTCTTATATCCTCTTCTCATGATAAATCAATGTACATCTACAATTACATACTAGACCAGCTGGAGCACCGAGTCCACTATCTGCTGGGTATCTCAATTTATATCCAGAGATAACGAATGCTTCGTTCATTCCTACTTCTAGTCCATCTGCAAATAAATGACTATCCCTTACTCTACCATCTCTTTGCGTAAGCCACTCTTTACTTAAAGATAATCCTGTTGCTGTTGCAGATTCATTCATTGCAAAGTTTGATAGTGCAGAACCTTCTGTTCTAGCTATATTCATAGCTCTACCTAGATTTTTCTTTCCAATGACTTTAGATATTTCTTTACGCATATAATTTTCAAACTTACGACCAGTAAGACCTAACTCAGTTGCTTCATCAAAAGATTTTCTAAGTGCTCTGTTGAGATTTGTTTTAGCAGTCTTAGACATATCTGGTAGGAAAGTATCTAATCTATTTTGTATAAACTTACTTGATTCTTTATTAAAGGATTGTCTATTGATTGGAAGTCTTGCTCCACCCCTTCTTCTAGGATATAAACCTTCTTCAATGATTTCTTTGCGGGGTCTTCTTCTTCTTGCTCTTGTTATTCTCTCTTGTTCTGATGGTGTAAACACTGCATTATCTTTTTCATCTGGTAGTAAGAAGTTAGTTTGTAAGAATGCAAAGTCCAATGTCATTGATTCATAGACTGGTACTAAGTCTTCCTTCCATTGATTAGTTGTATTGTCTATTGCATTATTAACTAAGAGTTCAATACCAGCGATTGTTGGTGGATTCTCTGCCAAGACTTTGTTTACTGATTTTCTCTGAGCATCAAGTAATCCATAATATTGTCTTGCTAATTCAAAATCCCAATCTCCAAGTAATTTATCATATTCTTCATACACTCTGCTTCTTGATTGTTTAGTTCTAAATCTATTTAACCTTACTTCCCATTCTCCATCTCTGAGCATCTTTTTTCTTCTGATAAGCTCAACAGCAGATTCAAAGTTCTTCTCATTCCTAATACGATTGACTTGTCTCTCTGCCCACTTCTGAGCTCTCATTCTATTTGACTTACCTAAGTCTCCGCCCCAGAGAAGCCAAGCTACTTGTCCAGCGGTCATTTTATCGGTTTCCCCACGAAGATATTCATTAGCTCTTGCTGAGTCCAAGTCTGAGATGTGCCTTAAGAACCATGCATTCATGCGGATAGCTTTATTTTCTGATATCTCTCCATTAGCCATTGCTCTAGCTTCTCTCTTAGTTTTATCTGTAAGACCAGAACCAGCAAACTCTAGGTTCTCTAATCCTCTTCGTGCATTTTCTCTTATGAACTGTGGAACTGTACCAACTTCTTTACCTTCATAAGATTTAGAACTTAGTGGGTGGTTACTTGGAAGTAAATCTGTATCGAATGCACTTCTAGGGAACTTACCAGTTCTCAATGCTCTTAAGAATGCATTTACTCTAGCATAAGCCCATTGGTCAGCTGAACGAACATTACCACGCACTGATGCTGGATTAGTTCTGTATGCTCCGATACCTCTTCTGAATACTGCTTCAAGCATTCTAAAGGTAGCTCTATATCTTGGATTGTCTGCGTTGTGCTCTTCTACTTTGTCTCGAAGTACTCGCTCAACTCTTGCAGAAACTTGCTTATCTTCTTCATTAGTGAAATTAGATATTTTACGAAGTCTTCCCACTTCGATTTCAACATCTCTATCAGTTTCTTCATGGTCTCCATTCTCTAAAATTGCCCATACTCGAATCGTAGCAGTTTCATCTTCAGAGTTAAGACTTTTGATAATTCCATGTGCAATGCTATCTTCTTGCGGTGGTTTTGGAATTGACCAGCTTACTGCATCTCCAACAGATAAATCACTAATCTGAGCCATTATATTCAGATAATCTTTGTTCGTATTCTGCGTGGGTAGAACATGGCATATAGATTACATTCCCATCTTTATCATGTTGATGAGTTCCACTGCAACCAATCTCTTCAGCTCTCTCTTGTGCTTCTTCAATAGTTGTAAATTCATCTACACCTACCATTGCTTTTGGGTTATCACTGAATCTGGATATCTGTTCTAATCTAGCTTCTGCTAGTTCTCTAGTAGGATAGCAACCCATATTCCTACCAGACTCTTCGGCAATCACGCAAAACTGATTATCTATTCTTCTAACAACTTTGTCTTCAAATCTTTTAATGCCCTTCTCTTGATTCTCTTCCATATCTTCTGTAACAACTTCTTCTGATTCTGGAGCTTCTGGTTCTTCTACTTGAGCTGGCTCTGATTGCTCCATATCAGCTGGAGTAGGTATAACTGAGTTGCTTAGTAAATATACATCTTGTGATTCATTCGTTGGAAGTCCTACTTGTTTTCTTGCTTCAGCAACTGTTATCCAACCACCCTGCACTCCAACATTAAGTTTTTCAAACATCTCTTTTTCATCTCCCTGCAAAGCTCTTACAGCTGAGAAATCATATTCAGCAGATACAGATTGATTAGAGTTATAGTCTGGAAGTAATACTTGTTGTGTCAATTCTTCTGCAACCATTCTCCATAAAGGTATTAACTTCTGCTCAGTAAAGAACTCTCTAAGTTCAGAAGTATTATTGTATGTTGCTCTCTCAAGCCCAGCTCCAAGTCCAGCTAAGATTGCTGGTACTCCAAGAACTGCTGATACTCTCTCTTCTGGAATCCTTCTAAGAGCTCCTATGTCTAAATCTTTTGGAGAGAATGACAATCGTTCTACATTCATAGAACCAGATAGAATTAATGGCTTACCTTTATTCTTGCCACCAACCTTCTGTTGATATGTTCTTGATATCTGCTCTGCTTCTTGTTCAGTTAAACCATAATCATCTTTTGGAGTGATAAGCATTGATGGCACACCAGAGTTAGCAAGTAGAGCTGTTGCCATCTGACCAGCAGACTCATCTCCATAAATCTCTCTTAGAACTGTTTTTAGTGGAGAGTAACCTTTTTTATGGTTCTTAGGGTCAAGTCCAAGTCTGAAGTGAACCATATCTGTATTCTTTATGACAACAGTTCCATTATCAAGTTGATATTCATAGTGAGTTATTAAATCTGTTTTGTTACCTTTAGCCATGACTTGTTCTGGCATCAGTGGATATAGTGCGACAACTTCTCCTACATTATTCTTTTGCTTCATAAGGTAAGCATCTCCAGAGACATGCATTGCATTGATTATGTATTGCTGAACTACATCTCCAGACATATAAGGATTTGGTCTCCTCATCAATGTTGAGAATGGGTGGTTAGGTATCATCTGAGTTTGCCCTTCATCATCTTGGAAGGTAACTTGAAGTGTTGCTTCTGAGAACGATACACCTAATACTTGAAGACAAGCAGTAACAGCTGAATTAGATTGCCCATTACCTAATCCACTTAAATCAAAATCTCCAGCAGAAGAGTTCCACCCTAAGATATATGATGAGTTTCCATAAACCAAGTCATTAGGGTCATCTCTAAAAAAATTGAATCCAGTTGTTCTTTTAATTCCAGTTGTGTTGTCTCTGAACCTTCTTTGTCCAAAAACTAAATCTCTGAAGCTCCTTCGTTCTGCCATCTTCTCCTCAATAAGCTGTTATTGTCTTCTTCTTTGCAACCTGCAATATTCCATAAGCAAGACTGTCCACTTGGTCATCATGGTCTCCGCTTGGGAATACTAACAATTCTTTTTCCAAATCAGAATACCACAAAGCATCATTAGGGAAGAATACCATACCAGCTTCCATTTTTGCTGATAATGGTAAAGCCCTACTTAACTTATCCTTATCTGCCTTTAACTTTACTATTGGCAAAGTAGTTTGTCTTCTTATGATTTGAATTAATGCTAATTGAAATCCAGCTGATTCTACTCCAATTGATACTGGATTCCACTTCTCATAAACTTGCTCTAAGAGTTTAACGATATCTGGAGCTTCTATTCTCTTGCGAATCAAATCAAGAACATAAATATTATTATCCTTATCTACTCCGATTGTTGTTACAACTGTATAGTCAGCAGACTCTTTTGTACTTGTTGCTAAGTCCACTGTTGTATAAATCTTTAAATCTTCTTGCCTTACTGCATTGTCTTGTGTTTGCAAGTAAACATAATCTTGGTAGTTATCTTCTTCATTGAACTCAGTCAATGTCTCTTTGGTGTAATATCTAAACCATTCTGATTTGATTAGACCGCCAGATTGTTCTACAAACTGAGCTTCATACTCTTGACTAAATAAGAATGAACCAATCTCTCTCTTTGCTATTGCAAGTTCTTCTCTATCAATCATTGGATTGTCATAGCTTGAGAACTGCCATCTCTCCCAATCTGGATTGTTCTCTGCTTCATCATATAATCTTTTAAACCAGTTCTGTATTCCTTTTGGAGTAGAAATAAATAAGCAACCACCCTTACGCTCAGTAAGTGTTGGTCTAAGTACTTCCTTCCAAGTTTGTTCTTTTATGAATGCACACTCATCTAATACAATAAAGTCCAAACCAGCACCTCGAAGTCTATCTGGATTATCTGCTGTTCTTACTGTTACGAATCCACCAGCTTTTGTATATACAGTCTTCTCTGATTCCTTTACTTCCATGCCATACTTACCAGCTAAATCTCTTACAGTCTTCCAACCTTCAAGTGCCATTGCGTAAGTTGGAGCAACCCACCAAGCATTCTTACCTTCCATAGCTTTTGCTAAACAAAGCAATGTACCTAATCTTGTCTTACCAAATCTACGACCAGCAACTAAGATTCTGAATCTTGCTTTTGATTTAGCTACTTCAAGCTGAGCTGGGTGTAACTTAGGAAGTTTGTATTTGGTTTTGTAAACCCTAGAAATCGTATCCATCACGAAGCCATCTTAGTAAGTCGTTGAATATCTCTTCAACTTGTTCTGGTTGAATCTGAGATATGAAATAGAAGTTTGGTGCTGGCATTGGAACTATGTATTCAACAGTATCAGCA